TACAAATAATGGGGCAGCATTTATAGGACTTAAAGCACCTAATAATGTAACTTCAACAACAACATTTACATTACCAGATGGTGATGGCGCACCTGGTCATTTTATGAAAACTGACGGTGCTGGTAATTTAGGATTTGCAGTAGTTGACCAAGCTTTAGATTTAGCAGGTGATACTGGAACAGACGTTTATAATACAAGTGAAACATTAACATTTGCTGGTGGCGCAGGAATGCAAGCAGCAATTACTGATAATACTGTAACTATAAATGCAACAGCATTAACAGATTCAAATTTCTCTGGTAGTGCAGGTATATCAAATTCTAATTTAGCAAATCCTCAAACAACATTAGGTAGTTCAGTATTAACTTTAGGTGCTACAGAAACAGATATTGCAGGATTAACTTCTTTAGTAATTGATGACATTACAATTGATGGTCAATCAGTTACAACTACTGCTTCAAATAAAAATATTAATTTATCGCCACACGGAACAGGTTCAGTTATAGTACCAAGTGGTTATGAAGATAGAGCAGGATTTCAAAGTCAATCACTTGCAAACAAAGCATATGTTGACCAAGTTGCTCAAGGGTTAGATACTAAACCTTCTTGTAGATTAGCAACAACTGTCAATTTAGCTTCAACTTATAATAATGGAACAGCAGGTGTTGGTGCAACATTAACAGCAAGTTCTAACGGTGCATTATCAGTTGATGGTGTAACACCAAGTGTTGCAGATAGAATTTTAGTTAAAGACCAAACAACTGCCGCTGAAAACGGTATCTATGTTGTAACTACAGTTGGTGATGGTTCAACTGCTTTTGTATTAACAAGAGCAACTCCAGAAGACCAACCATCTGAATTAAGTGGTGGTGCTTTCGTATTTGTAGAAGAAGGTTCTATTGGTTCTAACAATGGATATACATTTACACATACAGGTCAACCAACATTTGGAACAACTGATTTAGATGTAGCACAATTTTCTGGTGCAGGTCAAATTATTGCAGGTGCCGCTTTATCAAAAGATGGCAATACAATGGATGTAGAAGTTGATAATAGTTCAATTGATGTTTTAGGAGACCAATTAAGAGTTAAACCTTTAGGTGTTCAAAATTCAATGGTTGCAAATGGAACTTTAACAGGTGAGAAATTTGCTGATCCTCTTTATTTCAAAGATGAAACTTCAACACAAGGACAAGTTTCAATTGGAGGTACTTTAGAATTTTTAGCAGGCGAAGGTATTAATACAATTGCTAGTGGCAATCAATTACGAATTGTCGGAGAATTAGCAAGTACAACAAACATAGGAGTTGCTTCTTTTCATACAGACAATTTTACAGTTACCTCTGGTGAAGTTGAAGTTACTACTGTTGATGGAGGAACTTTCTAATGAATCTTTGGAAGAAAATTAAATGGTTTTTGCTTTCAGGAGCACCAGCCGTTGAAAAACCAAAGAAAAAAAGTACTGTTATTACAGTTAAAGATTTAAAGAACAAAACTAAAAAAGAATTAGAAAGAATTGGTAGAAAATTAGGAATTGAATTAGATAGAAGATTAACAAAATCAAAATTAGTAAACAGAATTAAATTTAGAGCAAGATTACAAAGGAAAAAATAAACTATGGCAACAAAAATAAAACCATATCGTACAGAAGTAGCAACTCGTATTCCATCAGCATTTAATATGGATATTGGAGAGTTGGCTATTAATATACAAGATGGTAAATTCTACACGAAAACATCTCTTGGACAAATTAAAGAGTTAGGTGGTGCAGGATCAGTATCGTTGCAAGATGTAACTTCAAATAATGCAATAACTGATAGAGATATTACTATGAACGGTGCAAATTTTATATTTGAAGGTAATATAGAAAATGCGTATGAAACAACTTTAACAGTAGAAGAACCGACAGCTGATAATATTTTGAAATTACCTAATGCTTCAGGTGTTATTGGTACGCAAGATGATTCATTAGCATATTCTGTAGTATTTGGTTCATAGGTTTGTTGAAAGATTATGGCGTCAACATTTAAAAATGCAGGAAAAGTTGTAGGGGTTTTAGAAGATTCCACAGCAGATTTATATACAGCTGGTGCTCAAGAAACAGCTGTAATTCACGCATTATATATTTCAAATAACAATACGGTTGACGAAGCAAAGGTTAACATAAAGGTTACCATAGACGGTGGAACAACTTTTCGGTCTATTGGTAAGTCTTTACAAGTACCTGCTAGTAATACATTGACTTTAGATAAACCTATAAATTTAGAGCACTATGATAAGTTGAGAGTTTTTGCGGATGCTTATCCTGACGCCGCTTCAGTTGATGTTGAGGTAGTAGCAAGTATATTAGCAATTACATAGAAATGATGAACAAAGAAGTAATAAATAGTATAAATAGTATTAACTTTAGAGAAATTAGAGAGAATAAATGCCATACGTAATACCAACTAGTAGTGTAACACAAAAGTTAAAGAAATTTAATGGTATAAGACGGACTAGAGATGGAATGTTATACATTACTACTATTGATAGAGAAACGGTAACAGACGAATATAGCGTTTCAAAATGGTTTGAAGATGGCAAGACTGGACAAATAATTGATAATGCTACAGATGAAGTAAATTATGTAGCAGACAGATTAGAAAGTTTTAATTCTCAAAATTTTGTTGGTGATGGTTCTACAAAAACTTTCACCTTAAATGCAGATATGGGCTATTCAGCGGATAGATTAGCGGTGTATGTTGATGGAGATTTAAAAGCAGCGTATACAGATTATACACTAGCTGGGACACAATTAACTATGATAAGTGCTCCTGCAAATAATAAAACTGTATCAGCAGCGCAAGTAAATAAAAGATATTTTAATAATCCATCAGACATTTATCAGCAATTTACTTTTGGAACAGACGCTAATTATCTTATAAGTACTGACGGATATTTTATTAAAAGGGAGAACAAAACAGTTTCAGGTTTACAATCAGGTGCTGATTATGACACGTATGATGAAAGCGGATTGGTTGGAACAACAACTTGGCAAAGTGCAGTATAGGGAAAATAAATGGCAGATTTTAAATTAGGGCGTATAAAATTTAAATGGAGAGGTGATTGGAGCGTAACTACAGGTTACGTAATTGATGATATAGTAAAATATGGTGGTAATGCTTATGTGTGTATTAAAAATCACACGTCACCAGCAAATGAAAATTTATTTTATACAGACCCAGGAACATATACAGAATATTGGACATTACACCAAGAATCAATTTATTTCAAAGGTCAATATGCCAATGGAGTTTGGTATAAATTAAACGACCTAGTTTCTTATGGTGGTAAACAATATCGTACTACTACAGCTCATACAGCGTCAAGCGCAGTATTAAATCAATCTAATTTTGAACAATTTAGTGATGGTATTATTTTTAGAGGTGATTATGCTTCTAGTACACAATACAGATTAAACGACCTAGTTAAGTATGGTGGTAGAACATATAGAGTTTCTACTGAACATACATCCGCTGCTGGTGGTGACGCCAATATAGTTTTAGGAAACTTTACACTTTATAGTGAAGGTTTAGCATTTAGAGGCGACTATCAAATAGATACATATTACAGATTAGATGACGTTGTTAAATGGGGTGGTTATCAAACTCGTTGTACAACAGCGCATATGTCTGGAAATAATTTATCAGACTTTGCAGAAGCAAATTGGTCTACTTATTCAGACGGTTTACAATGGGAAGATTCTTATAACGCTTCTACACTTTACCAAAAAGGTGATGTAGTAACTTACGGTGGGTATTCTTATGTTTATATTAATGCAGATGAATCGACAGGACAAACTCCTGCCGATAATGCTTATTGGGATGTAATTACAACAGGTTTTAATGCTGTAGGAGTTTATGTTCACGGAACAGTATACAAAACTGGTGATACAGTTCAGTATGGTGGTAATAGTTATGTCTGTATAGCAAATAATACAAATGAAAGATGTGCTCAAGCAGATGGATCAGTTAATGCAACTTATTGGAAAGTAGTAATAGAAGGATTTTATTGGAGAGGCGCTTATAGTGCTGTTACAACATACAATGTTGGCGATACAGTAAGATATATTGCTAATACTTATTTACAATTAAAAGACCAATCAATTAATGTAACACCAGGAACAGACCCTGCCACTTGGCAGATTGTAGCTGCTGGTGATTCAGGTGCTGTAATGACCACTCGTGGTGATTTAACCCACGAAGCACTTTCTGGAACTGCCAGATTACCGATAGGGCTAGCTGGCGCCGTATTAACAAATGATGGTGATGATGTTTTATGGTCTGGTGCTTCAGCTAAAAACGTATTATGGGTTTCTCCAACAGGATTGGATACAAATCCAGGATCAGAATCATTACCATATCAAACACTTACTCAAGCATTACATTTTGCAAAATCAAATGCAGTTAGAGAAATTAAAGATGCTACTGGTGGAACTGGTGGTATTGAATCTGTATATAATGATGTTCTTGG